ACTTCATCCATCGTGCATTTGGCAATATAAACATTTTCAGAGAAGTGATTACCAGGTTCAAAGAAACGATAGTCTCCTTCACTTTTTGGTAGTCCATCAACTGAAAACAAATAATTCTCGACTGGATGCTGAAAGTCAAATACTATGATGACTTTCTTTTGGAAAAATCCCATCAAGTCCATACCAAAACAGGGCAGGTTACTGCCCGTCTTTGGATATATGATATTGTTGTAAATACAACTTTTATCATCCCATATTTCAACTTCTCTTGCTTTAATAAAGTAAGGAGTTGTATATGTCTTTGCTGTTAAGGAAGTTCCTTTACTTTCCCATTGTGCCCAAACGCTCCCTGACCGATTATGGAGAGGGAACATTTCGTGTAGGACATCTTTATAACTTTTCCACAGATTCATTTTTCTCAGGCATTTCAAAGTCTGCATCTACTTTATCATACAATTCCATAAATGATTGCTTTGTTTCGTCATCAAAACGATTGATGCAAACTTGAATTGCTTTTGCTTTGTTCTTAAAGATAGAGTATGCACGAAGTATGTGAACCAATCTACGAGTACTGATTAACTCTTCGATACCACCATCATAGAAGGTTTTACGAATGATGTCTGCCCAATCTACAAGTTTCTTGACAAACTCATCATCCTTAACACCTACTCTATCTGCGTGTAATCCTAGAAGTTTGATTTCATTGTTTACACTTGGATATGCTTGCTCGAATGTTACTGGGAATCTTTCAAGGAATGCTTCGTTGAGCACGTTAGTTCCAATAAAGCGTCCGTCGTCTGAACCTTTACCCTTAGTATTTGCGGTGGCGAGTATGTTGAATCCTCTGGCGGGTCTAACGAATCTGCCAATCTTTTTAAGGAAAACTCCATTTCCCTCAAGGACGCTCTGAAGGCAGAGGATTTTGTTAGAGGCAAGGTCGATTTCGTCAAGGAGCAAGATTGCACCTCGTTCGAGTGCTTCGATAACGGGTCCGTTATGCCATACTGTGGCACCATCAACAAGACGGAAACCGCCAATAAGATCATCTTCATCTGTTTCAATAGTAATGTTTACACGAATAAGTTCTCTACCTAACTGAGCACAAGCTTGTTCTACAGAGAAAGTTTTACCATTACCAGATAAACCAGTAATGAATGTTGGATAAAATTGTTTTGATTGTATTACTTTCTTAATATCTGCAAAGTTTCCAAATTTGAAAAATGTTTCATCAATCTCAGGAACTAAATTCTTTTCTGATGCAGGTAGTACTGCAGGAGAGTTGTAGGACTTCTCAATGTTTTCTACAGCTGCAGATGTAACTTCTAGATTCCACTTTCCTTTAGATACTTTGAAGTTAGATAACTTCTTAGTAACTGTTTGATATGTGATATCGTTCATAGCACAGAATGCTTTGATATCTGCTGTTGTAATCTCAGTACCGTATAGGTTCTTGAGTTTTTCGATTGCTTGCTCGGAAGTCATTTTTAATTCAAAGGGCATAATAATAAAGGTTTGTTTCTTAACTATACCTATATTATAGTTAAAAAAAAGGGGGTGGTAAACCCCTTGTGTGCCAGTTTGTCAATTGGTTTAAACTGTCTTTAAATACTCTATATGGTCTTCTAATTCCTTTACCAACTTTGATTTACTATGTCTACGGTCAAGTTCAATACCGATGGTGCGTCCGTAATCCTCTAATTCATCTTTCGATAAACTTTTCAAATCAATAGGTTCTGGGTCAACAGGGTCTTCTACAGATGCAGGTGCTGTGTCCACCACTGATGTTTCTTCTACCACTGGTGCTTCTTCGACCACTGGTGTTGCAACAGTTTCTCCTGATACTCCTGCTATTAAATCTCCAAATTTAGACATTTTTCTCTATTGTGTACGTTTTATTTATTCTGATTCCTCTTCAGCAGGTGCCTCTGCTGATGCTTCGGTCTCAGGTTTTGGTTCTTCTTTTGGTGCATACATTTTTGCATATGCATCCTTCATAGCTTGTGCGTCTTTAGGTGTAACTCTAATCATAATATTATTGTAAGGTAACTCTATTTATCAAGCTACCAATTCAATAAATTCACTTAATATCTTTTTATTCATCTTCTTACCTTTAAGACTTTTTGCAAATGCCCTTTTAATTTCTGCTTTAGTTGCGTCTTCTTTCACAACTAACTCTCCATCATTGTTAAGTGCAGATGATGCCATACCAAAGTAAGTATGATATCCAGATGTAGTGATTGCAAAAGACCTTTCTTTCTTCCAACGATGCATCATTTTTATTGATGCATCAGTTTCATATCCACAATATCTACGAATAAATGAACCACCTTCACGACTTGGAAGAACACGAATACCGATAAAATTAGTTTGTGGAAAATTATCTCTTAAGTTATGAAGTAACATATCTGTACATTCATATCTACTAGAGTCTTTTGAAATATAAGTCTTACCTAATTTACGGTCACGCAATACACAATTTTCTCCAAAGTAGTTTGTTCCCATATATGGTGCATCTTCCCAACCTCTCTGAACCTCACGATGATACTTAAGTGGTTGACTTTCCCCATCTGTAAGAACTACACACTGAACTTTCTCTGCACCAGTTTTCTTTTGAAACTGTGGAAGTAGTTGATGTAAAGAAACCATTGCTTCATTTAAAGGTGTTCCAGATAATCTATATCCATATGGTACATCTAAGTAAGGTGTACTTTGTGTCCAATCAAATACACAGGCAGACCTCCAAATATTAATCATATGTGTATCTAAATCCTTTGACTTAGTTTGACTACTAAACATATTCAGTAGAGCAAAATTATTACTAACTTCTGCCATCATATCCTTTGGTTCATAGAAAGTCTCTCTATTTGCATACATCGCAGGTCTAGGATAATCATTTGAAAATGCATAAACTTCATAAGGTATTTGCACTTTGCGACAGAACCAGATTAGATTGTAGAGTTGCTTGACGGTATCTAACATCACAGAGTTCATAGAACCAGACCAATCAAGTATGAATACTAATCCGTGATTCTTACCATCAGGAAGAACTGTGACTTTCTTGAATAGATCCTCACTATATTTGTAAGTATGAAGTTTAGTTGTATCAAGAACTCCTGTGCTTGATGTAGCAGCACGAGCATATGCAGATGCTGACTTCTTCATCTCAAACTCTTTTACAAGATAGTTGACTTCTTTCTGTGCAGACTTCTTGAAATCTTTAAAGTCTTTTCTTGCATCATTAAGTGATTCAATAACGTATTTTGAAGGATCATATTCCGACTCAAGATACTGATGTGTTTTTTTATTTGTAATCTGTTCGCTCCACTCAAGTTCTATACACTTGTGAATGTGAGCATTATCTATAATGATATGACCAGTATTAACTTGAGGTAATTCAAAGTATTCGTTCTGGACGGAATCAGATTTGTTTAGATTTTGTATTGATCTATCTAATGCAGTTGCAGAACTAATCTCTATTCCTCCTTCTCCTCCTTCAATCTTTTGTATTGCTGCATCCAACTCCGCTGCAGGGATCTGAGATATAGAAATATTTGATGAAGGTTGATCTTCAAAGTCGGACTCATCGTCTTCTTCTTCTGCATCTACTACCTGATACTGTGTATCGTTATTTATTTCTTCATCAGAATTCTCATCACTTGAACCACCAAGTCCACTACCTGATCCACCAAACATTTGTGCTTGCTCCTCTTCTTCCATCTTCTGCTCTAACTCTTTCTTCATATCTTCTATCTCTTGCTTACAATACTCATGAAGTAATTTAGAAACATCAAGCACATCTTCAAATGTTTCTGTAGCACCAACCATAGAAAGTAATTCCTTCTCACGATCATTCTTGAGGGGGATATCATTGTAGTTACCAATCTTGTAGTATAGGTTTACACGGTCAGCAAAGTTGAATGTATTTAAGTTCTTACCTTGAATCTTGAAGAAATCTGAATCACTTAACTCATGATAACCTGAGTAGAAAGTCTTTGATAGACCTGCATACTTCCTCTTCATCATCTTTTCGATGCGAGCATCCTCTACAACATTCACAATACCCATCGGTATGTCTATCTCTTCAAACCAGTTGCTATCAGGTGTGAATAGTGCGTGACCAACCTCATGACCTACAAGTGCGTCATATACGTTGTTGCTTGCCTTATCCCACATTGGTAGTGTAAGAACACGAGTGTGTACGTTGAAACATGCAGTCTCAACCTTCTTACTCTCTACTATGAGATCTTCTGTTGCTAGTAACTTAGCGAGTTGTCCTTTTACTTCGTGTCTTACAGTCATGTGCTTAATTATCTTATACATCTATTATAATGACGAAACCGCCCCTTGGGACGGTTGAGTAGACACTTTATCAACTGGTTGCGTCTTTTCTTTGCTTGACGTAACGCTTGTGGTTTTAATTTTCTTTTCTGGAATTTACCAGAATTGTGTTGCCAGTTAGGTGTGTTCATGTCACTATTTGAGAGAATCCTTTTACTTTATCAAATTTCAAGACATTTTCAAACTTGTCCTGCATATCTATTTTATGTGAGATAACAAAGGTATTCGCATCTTTAATTATAAATCTTATGATTTTAAGGAAATCATCAGTACCAAAAGTATCCAGTGAACTATCAAATACCTCATCCATAATCAATAGATTAGTATTAACTGAGTTCTTAACTCTTGCTACTTCTCTCCAAGTGAATAGTAGTGCTAGGTCGATTCTCATTTTTTCACCTTCACTAAAGGAACTATAAGTAAAGTCCTCATGCAAAGGAGATTGAATTGTTTCACTAAATGCCTCATCTAGTTGGAAGTTTATATAAAACTCCATTTTCTGAAGGAAACGATTCACTTGTTGATTGATAAACGGAAGATACTTTTTAATGATCTTTGTTTTCACCCCATCGTCTTTTAACAGTGAATATGCAAAGTCATGGTATTGTATGTCTTCCTTTTGTATTGATAACTCTTCAGTCGTTTTGTCGAGATTTCCTTTAAACTCTTTTAATTTCTCATGTTCAGTATTTCTGTTTTTAAGTTGACTGGTAAGTGTTTGAATTTCAGATTCCAGTTCTCTGACCTGTCTCTGGCAAGCAGAAACAGAGGTATTGTTTTTAGAAATGCCATGCGTGAGTTTAGTGATCTCCTTTGATAAGTTAGTGAATTTACGCTCTCTTTCTTTTTCTTTTTCTATTGCTTTTTCCAGTTCTTCGTAACCGGATTTAAGCTCTTTTGCTTTAGTTTGAGCGTGACTAATTCTATTTAAACGGAACGATTCTTCTATAGATTGGGTGCATGTAGGGCATGTTACATTTTCACTGAAGAACTTATGCTCCTTCGTAATGGTCGATACTTTATTGCCAATTTGACCTTTCAGTGTGTTAAGTTTCGCTAACGTAGTTGTTGTGTTTGTTAATTTTTCCTGCTCCTGTTTTAGACCAAAAATTTTATCACTCGCCTCTTCATTTTGCATTGTACACACGCATATATCATCAGCAAGTGCGTCTTTCTTTTTCTTTTTTTGTTCAATATCTTCCTTACCGCGAGTCTCAACATCTAAGATAAACTTCTCTTGCATCTTTACTTTATCATTCAAAGACTCTCTCTTTAAATCTAATGTCTTGACTTCATCTTTTACTTTTCGAGACTTCTCTTTCAGAATATTATTCATGGATGTGAATATCTTGATATCCAAAAGATCCTCAATCACCTCTCTCCGATTAGGTGCGTTTAGTTGCATGAATGGAATGAAATTACTTGATCCCAGTATCACGATTTGAGTGAAAGATTTATAATTCATCTTCACTACATTTTGCTCTAACCATTTCTGTTGATCATTCACAGATGCAGCCTGATCAAGTAACTTATCATTTCTCCATATCTCAAATATATTTGGTTTCACTCCTCTTATAACTTTCCAAGAAATAGTTCCTATCTTAAATTCTACCTCAACACATAAATCTTTTTCATTGACAGTGTTGATTAGTTGACTTCTGTTTATCTTACGAAATGGCTTTGCGAATAATCCGAATGTAAGTGCATCTAATACTGTGCTTTTTCCACTACCATTCGCACCTACTATTAGTGTAGTAGGAGAACCTTGAAAATCTATTTCTGAATATTGATTACCTGTAGAGAGAAAATTCTTCCAACGAACTTTTTCAAATAAGATCATGATTTTTTTTATCAGGTGGTATTACAATGTCATTAGGTGTAATTATAGTATAGTCATATTCATGAGTTTCGCACATTGCGATCATAGTTGCGGGTTCAACCTCAATCACATGCATCTCAGGATAACCTTTATCCTCTAACATCATGGCATAACGAACTGCATCATCCTCTTCTTCAAAGATATACAAAACATCTTCACCCAGTTCGTTTTGAACAGAGTAAGCTCCTGCATCTTCTTTTCCGTCGATTGTGATGATGTGCATTAGATTACTTCACATGCCTCTTGGTATACTTCTTTTATTATATCCTGTATTGTTGACTTTTGCAAATCAATGTCAGACTCTTCCACATATCTATTTAATATTGAAAGAGTGTCTTCAGATTCAAATGCTTCAAACTCTTCGTTCTCTTGAAGTTGAAAGTTTTCAAGTATCTTAAGTTCGTGAACA